TTCCGTCAAGTGGTGGAGCTGGTTCTGTAACTACTCCTGAGTTTAATATAGTTGGTGGAAACACGGCTAACCAATTAGCTGGACTAGGTCAGCAACCAGTACAAGCGTATGTAGTAAGTAACGAAGTAACAACTGCTCAGAGCTTAGATAGAAACAGGGTACAAAACGCAACATTATAGACATTAAAAGTTAAAAGGTTATGAAGATAGTAGAAATGGTTTTGAATGAGGAAATCGATAGACAAGGCGTGTATGCTGTATCTGTTGTTAACTCACCAGCAATAGAAGAAGATTGGGTAGCTTTAAACCGTCAATACGTAGAGCTGAAATCTGTAGATGACGAGAAGCGAATATTAATGGGTGCTGCATTAGTTCCTAACAAACAGATTTACCGTAAAGACAAAGAGAACGGAGAATTTTACATTTACTTTTCTAGTCAAACAATCCGTAAAGCCTCAGAGCTATTCTTAAAGCGTAACAAGCAGAATAACGCTACCTACGAACACATGAAAGAGATAGACGGAATGAGTGTAGTAGAGAGCTGGATAATTGAAGACGAGGACAAAGATAAATCTAAACTGTACGGATTTAGTTTGCCTGTAGGAACTTGGATGATTTCAATGAAGGTAGATAATGACGAGGTTTGGAGCAAGGTGAAAGAAGGTGAGATTAAAGGATTTAGTATTGAGGGATATTTCGAGAGTAAGACTGAGCTATCAAAAGACGAATCTGTACTAGATGAGATTGTAAACATTCTTAAATCAATCTAATGAGCAGACGGTTTATAAATAGTCAATTTACTACTCAGGTTCAAGACGTAACTCCTGACGTAAAAGAGTTGAGCGTACCTGAAGAGGGAGCTTTAATAATGTGTGAGGGTATTTTGTATGTTGGTGTAGATAACGAATGGCAACGTTTGTATTCGTCTTTACCTAGCGGAACTAACATAGGACTATTCGCACAGACTGGAAACGCTACAGCTATCACAAACACGGTTACCGAGACTACTTTAATTAACGGTGGTGTAGGTAGTCTATCTATACCAGCAAACGCATTTAATGTAGGAGACAGCTTCTCTGTAAGCATGGGAGGAGTTGTATCTTCTGCTAACAACAATACTTTAAGAGTTAGAGTTAAAGCTGGTTCGATAGTTTTAGGTGACACAGGACTTATCACTATGCCGTCTACTACTAATAAAAAATGGGACTTAGAAGTTCGTTTCACAGTTCGTCAAATAGGTACTGCTGGAGTTGCTAGTATAGCTTGTTTTGGATTACTTACTTATTCTAAAGATGCTAGTAACGCATTTGAAGGTGCAGACTTTAGTACGGTAAATAACAGTACGTTTGACACTACAGTTCCTAATACGCTGAATATAACTGCTCAATGGGGAACAGCTAGTACATCAAATAGCATATATTCTGAAAGTTTCATTCTTAATAAAACATACTAATGAAAACAGAAAGCACAACATCACCACAGAACTCGGGAAGGGGTTGCCTATGCGAAGACGAAACCTACCATATAGACTGCTGTGACGGTAGCTTACAAGCTCAAGGTATCGGTTCACTAGAAAATCAAGGAGACGTAGTACTAACACAAGAGATAGTAGAGCGTAATATAACACGTTCAAACGGCTAAAAATGCAACAAATAAAAACCAAATAGTTAATAAGTTATGAATAAAAGTGTATTAGACAAGTTGAGCAAGTTTGAAAAAAATGTAGAGCTTGCTGAAGTAAAAGTAGATTTAGCTTTAGTAGATGATATTCAAAAGTCATTATCTAGTTTGTCAGCAGAATTAGCTAACACAAAAAAAATAGCTTTAGATACAGAAAACACATCTAAAGATATTGTTGCTGCAGACCAACAAATACAAAAAATTGCATCTGACATGGGTAAAAGAATTAATACTCTTTGGACTAGTGGAGATAAACAATCTGAAAAATCTAAAAAATTATCTAACACTGCCTTTGCATTACAGAAAAAAGCAGAAGCTGCAGCAGATGCTTTAGGAGTTGACGCTATGGCTATTAAAGGATATAAAGATTTAATGAATCTTGTTGATGATTTAGAGGGATGGGCAGAGCAAATTAAAGTAAATCAAAACAAAGTTAATTTCCCTGAATGGATTAAATTTTAAATATGAAAGCAAACGAAGCAATCAAACAAATAAAAACTTTACTCGGTCTAGAGACTGAAGTTAAGTTAGCACAAGCACGTCTATTAGACGGTACTACAGTTATCGAAGCTGAAGTATTTGAAGCTGGTATGGAAGTATTCATCGTAACAGAAGAAGGTAATGTACCTGTACCTGTAGGTGAGTATGAAATGGAAGGCGGTGAGTTAATCCTTGTAGTAGAAGAGGAGGGAATCATTGCTGAAATCAAAGAGAAAGTAGAAGAGACTGAAGAAGAAGAAGAAGCTCCAGCTCCTGAAGCTGAGGCAGAAGTAGTAGAGGAAGAGATGAGTGAAGAAACTCGTCAGCCTAAGAAAACTATCGAGTCTATTATCAAAGAAACTCTTTTCTCTGAAGTTGAAAAAATCAAAGCAGAAAACGAAGAACTAAAAGCTGAACTAGCTGCTCTTAAAAATGCTACTGAGTTAAGTGCTGTAGAAGATATTAAGCCTATCCAGTACAATCCTGAGAACGAGCAAAAGACGGAGGTATTCAAGTATGCTAAAAACCGTTCTATGTCATCACTTGACAGAGTATTAAACAAATTGAAATAAATCTTAAATTAAATAAAATGCCAACATCATTAGACATTACAACTACTTACGCTGGGGAATCAGCTGGTAAGTACATTGGTGCAGCGTTATTGAGCGCAAACACTATCGAAAATGGAGGAGTTACAGTAATTCCTAACATCAAGTACAAGCAAACAATGAAGCGTTTTGATAGCACTTCTTTGGTTGCAGACGCTACTTGTGACTTTACTGCTACAGGAGAAATCACTTTGACTGAGCGTGTTCTTGAGCCGAAAGAATTGCAAGTTAACGCTCTTCTTTGTAAGAAAGATTTTCGTTCTGATTGGGATGCGGTTTCTATGGGTTACTCTGCTTATGACAACCTTCCTCCATCATTCCAACAATTCTTAATTGCTCGTATGCTTGGACAAGTTTCTGAAGCTACTGAATTGTCTTTGTGGGGTGGTGCTACTGCTAACGCTGGAGAATTTGACGGATTGTTTACTCAAGCATTAGCTGAAGCTGGTACAGGTATTCCTGTAGGACAGTCTGTAGGTGGTGTTACTGTAGACGCTACTAACGTAATTGACGAAATGGGTAAAGTAGTTGATGCTCTTCCATCTCGTTTGTACGGAAAAGAAGGTTTGAAAGTATATGTTTCTCAAAACGTAGCTAGAGCTTATGTTCGTGCATTGGGTGGATTTGCTGCTGCTGGTGTTGGTGCTGCTGGTACTAACGCACAAGGTACACAATGGTACGGAATGGGGTCAGGTTTGTCTTTTGACGGAGTATCTATCTTTGTTGCTAACGGACTTTCTAACAACCAAATGTTAGCTACTACTACTGATAACTTATTCTTCGGTACAGGTATCTTAAATGATGCAAATGAGGTTAAGTTGATTGATGAAGCTATGATTACAGGTTCACAAAACGTACGTTTCGTTATGCGATACACTGCTGGTACTCAAATCGGTATCTTAGAAGATTGTGTAATCTATGACACTACTCTATAATTAATTAATAAACCAAAGAAGGGGAGGGCGGTCTAACTTCCCTCCCTTTTTTTTAAAAACAAAAAAGATATGGCTTGTGATATTTCAAACGGTAGATTAGAAGCGTGTAAAGACGGAATCTCAGGATTAGATGCTATCTACTTCATTAATTACGGTATTAACTACCCTACAGACGTTACTTTCTCTTCAGGAGTAGGTTTAGAAGACGTTATTACAGATGTAGCTGGTGTTACTGACTTGTACAAGTGGGAGTTGAAAGGTGCTAACTCATTTGAGCAGACTATTCAAACTTCACGTGACAACGGAACTACTTTCTTTGAGCAAACAATCGTAGCTCAGTTTAAAGTTCTTGACCCTACAACACACAAAACAGTTAAGTTGTTAGCTTATGGACGTCCTCACGTTGTTGTGCGTACACGTTCAGGAAGCTACTTCCTTGCTGGTCTTGAAAGAGGTGCAGACG